ACGAAGAGAAGTTTGATAAGAACCGCAGATTGATCGGTATTACAAATGCACAGGGTGATGATTTCATTCAAAAATTTATTGATGATACATATTCAGGGGCGATAGACTTCAATGTAACCAGAACTGTGAACGGTGACGGTGAGTCTCAAAATCTTAAAGAACTTATGCAAAAGATGTTTACTTTTGATACAACTACCGGAAAATTAACCATAAGTCAACCGACGGGAGAGGGTGGTGAAATGGAAACTCTTGAAATAATTCCAGGTAATACCGCGATAGGTGAAGGGGCTATTGATGGTAAAATGAAAATGGCAGTTGGTCAAATGGTCATGTTCATCATCTTCTACTATTACTCTAACGACCTCCCCAAACCAACAATTAAATTCAATATCACTTCTCAGAAGACTCTCGGTGAGATCTTCCAGACATTAAGAGAGGAGAGAGCGGCTGCGGCTGCGAATGAGGCCATAGATCTTCTGGTGAGTGGGCCCGAAATGTCCAGTGCTTAAATTATTCACATTTCAATTTATACTCCAATAGATCCCTGTACGCAGCTTCATCAACTACTGCATCCATCTCTTGTCCCGACATGTCAAGTGATTCTATGTTATCATCTATAACACTATCAAATCTCAATACACAATAAAACGATGTATTTGTCCGAGCCGCAATTTGATCAACTGTCTCCAAATCATAAGTATCTATTTCTAAATAACGCATCACTTGTTCAGGGGTCCGTAATTTTATACCAGAGCTTTCTATTTTTTTCTTTCTACTAGACATGTCAAATGACGGCCAAACCCCGTGTCTAGATCTAAATGATGATACATATTCTACGCATTTACCAGCAGTATCCCTTTCCTTGAAACAGATTAACCTGGGTTTGTGCATTGGATCCACGAGGCTTAGGTACGTCCCATTTACAGTTAATTTTACAAAGTGATACTCCATATAAAGTATATAAGGAAAAAAATCTTTAATTAATATATATGAACTTTCCAAAAACACCCGGTCAATGTAAATATATGCTCGCACTTAGGTCACAAAAACCCATTGTGATAGGGACTGGACCAGCAGGTACGGGGAAGACGATGTTGGCGTGTCAGGTTGCACTAGACCATGTACACAAATTTCAACGCCCAAAAATTGTACTCACTCGCCCGATTGTAGCCGCTGATGAGGATATGGGATACCTCCCCGGGGACATGGATCAGAAGATGGAACCATGGACAAAACCGATGTTTGATATTTTTGAGCAATACTTTTCATATAATCAAATTGAGAGGTTCGTAAAGATAGAACCCCTAGGGTATATGAGAGGTAGAACGTTTAGTGATACACTCATCATCGCCGATGAGATGCAGAATGCGACACCAAATCAAATGAAGATGCTTCTCACACGGGTGGGTGAAGGCACAAAGCTTATCGTGACCGGTGACATCGATCAATCCGATCTCGGTCCAAATAACGGTCTCATGGATCTCATATATAAGATGCAATGTCAAGACCTCGATTATATCATACACGTAGAAATGGAAGATGAGGATATCGTTCGTCACCCAGCTGTTAAGGAAGTTTTGGGTATCCTAAACACTTAGAATTTTTTATTGTTTTTCCCATTCCACTAATGGACATAACCATGGCAATTGACCATGCGTTGATCTTCCAGGTATAGATGTAACTAATTTACGACCCAATTTAATAAGGTCACAGAACATTCCGAAATCATCTGGGATGTTATTCTGACAATAACGAGTCAGTACTTCGATATCTTTACCAAGTGTTTTAGTATGTGTAGCAAATGTCATCGTCGTAGAGTTTGTATATTTCCAATGTGTACTCTTAGTTAAAAGCACTTTTGTTTCTTCTCCACCCCCAAATACATATGGATTCGGTTTTCCACCTTCCAAATATTTATCTGGGTGATCATACAACGATACGTAGTCACCATATACAAATCCCTCGTTTATTAACTGTTGACTATCCTTGAGGTGTAAATAATCATCTTCTACAAGATAAACTATAGTATTATCGGTATTATCCTTTATCGCCTGTTTAGCTGCAAATAAAAATGCACCAGAATTACCCAACGACGTTCTTATTATATTATCCACATTGATATATTTTTTAATCATGTATATAGTATTATCCTCACAATTATCAGCTATTATAGTAATATCTTTCGGGTCGAAATGATTACAAAAATTACGTAGACAATTTTCTATATTGATAAAATCTGGTTTATCATTACGTCTACCTTTATCACTAATACGATAGTATATTTTCATTACTTATATAACAATTATCACTTCATCTTTTTAAATAGATTTCGTATATATTCCTCATCTTGACTTAACCATATTTGATGACATCCAACTGGAATACCTTCACACCTAAAGTCTTGAACACTGAATGAACGTCCTACATCACGTGTAGGCCTGGATATAGTAGAAATCATGAAATATAAATCCTCAGCTTCACCACTCCATGGTTTAGCTCTACACATATCTTTCATGGTGGAAACATTTCTCAAAGAGAATCCACCATTGAACATAAATATTTTGTTTGGATGTTTAATAAAATTATTCTCTCTGTATGGGTGATCACCAGCAACACATCTATCACATTTACACATAGAAGAACATATATTAATGATACGTCCATCATGTTGAATATAGTAGTGACCAGTTGGTGCACCAACGAAATCGTATTCAAAAAACTCTTCCGGAATTTTCTTGAATATATACGAATCCCATTGATTTATGAGAATATATTCAAATTCGGAAAAGGTATTCCAAAATTCATAACTCGTTAATAGTTTACTATATACATTAACATCTCTATTGTTTTCAAATGCTTGGATATATTTCACATTTTTCCAATCCTTAGTTGTCTCCATGATTAATTCCTTGTTCTCACCACTATGAACGATTGTTAATGCTGTATCTCCACCACCATACACATTCGCAATGTTCCATAAGTTATACTTTATGGTATCCATCGGACGGAACTCTATGAATAACATTCCCAATTTAGATCGTGTAGCCCATTCAGTAAGCGTTTGTAAAGGTTCAGGTGTAGACTCTATCACGAGATCAAAATAACTTTCTTTGTTCATATCTTGTAGTGCTTGATCATTTAAATGGGGCATACTAGAAGATCAACATATATAGTCTTTATACATTTAAAGTTTTACATCAATTGTGAAAATGCGAGATTATTTTGTAAATCATGTGTTAGTTTGCCGATGTTTCTATACATGACAGATGAAGAAGTTATATTTACATTAGAGTGTCTTATAAAATGTATCCTGTAACTCTTGTTTTTGTACACTCTTAATATGCCATAATGCAAAATTGGGATCATTCTGAATTCCAATTGTTTTTTCAGAACCCGAAATTGTTTCATGTAAACCTTTACTCCATTTCAGTTTACCGTTATTCTTATATACCCGTCCCTGATTGTCTGGCCAATTTATCCATCCACATTCATTTGTATTGAATTTATGTTTATCTAACCATTCCTTAGTATATCCCGGACAAATATTGATTCGGGGTACGTATATAAGATCACTCCCAGAGTTTTGAATAATAGTTTTTATATTTTTGATCAGACTTTCTTGTGGAATTTCATCCGCATCAATTACAAAAATATATTCACCTTTGCATAGAGAAGCATGATAATTGCGATGGTCTGAAAAGTTACCACAAAATTCCCGTTCAGATACGACAATATCATCATATGATTCTAAAACACTTCGAACTTCATCAGTCACTTTCTTCGAATCGACTAAAATATTAATTTCATCTTCAAGGTCTTTGACTCGATTTAAAAAATAAAGAAGATCATTTAGTTCACGGGCCTCTGTACATACACAGATAGCATACGTCAAGCGCATGTTTAAAGATATAACCCCAATTATCTTTAAACATGTTCGGTAAGATTCATGGTCGTTTCTTTCTTGGAAAAGATGTGGGAATAACACATGATGATGAGATAGGTACAACGACTCTATCGGAACTTATAGAGACATACGATCACTGGGAAACCTTTGTTGAGAATGCCCGCCAAAAATATGATAAGGTTCAATTATTTACAATGTTCGAGACTGATGATGTACACCCTTATATTATTGAGCGTATGAAATATTTCGATAAAGTAATCGTTCCATTCGACTATCTCAAAGAAATTCTAGAACGCCACGGTATCCCATGCGAATCATTGAATTACTGGTCATCTGAACTCATTCGTTCTAAACCTAAAGTGATTCAGAAGAAACGAGACCCAAATCGTATTGTATTCTTATACAATGGGACCAATGATGTTCGAAAGAATGTAACCACTCTCACGAAAGTCTTTGCACAAGCATGTAAAGACACCGAACATACTCTCATTGTAAAAACGAATAGGGACGATGGATTGACACAAAGTCAAAATATTAAGATTATAACTGATCGTATTTCAAATGAAAAATTAGCAACTCTTTTCAATCTATGTGACTACTGTATAACATGCACCCGTGGTGAAGGTGTTGGTTTATTACACCTAGAAGGATCTTACTTTGGAAAGCCTGTGATCAGTCATGATGGAGGCGTGTTTAGTGATTTGGATGTTCATATCATACCTTTACCATCTAAGGAAGTTCCCATTGATCTCACAGATGTTCCCCCATTCTTACACAAAGTGTTCTATGGAAAATGGTGGGAAGTTGATGAAGAAGAAACTATTCGAATTATTAAAGATCTATTAGGAAAATAACTTTATGTACTGAAGGGGGTCAATACCATCAGTACACACAATTTATAAAAAGTTTGGGATATACGACACCCATCGTAAAAAATCACGACTTGTGTGTTTTCATACATGCGTCCACAGATCATCCCCAAATACAGTCCTAACCATGTTTGTATTATAATTTCGTTTCACATCAAGATGTAAAAAATTCTTAGATGTGTTACCAATTTCCATCATGTTTATCACCCATGCGTAACAACTGTCCATACAATGTACCTCTTTCGCATTTTCTATGACAGTCAAATACTCAAAAATATTTGAATTTTTTTCCAATAATTCAGGTGTAACCCTAAAGATATTTGGATGTTCATTGTTTATTTTCAAACCCCTCGAATTATCATCATGAATGAATATGTATTCATCATATTCACATTTGATCTCAGTGGATTTATCTCTAACAACCTTAAACTTGGAGTACATATATTTAGGTGGAATACCAGCTTGAATATATACACTATGCGCCCAGTTTACCATCTCAGTAGGGGGGCCTTCCATTATATATTTCCATACATTATCAGGTAATCTATAGGTCGCCAATGGCAAGACTTTACCTTCTACCTGTGACCACATTTCTCTGGCATTAGTTGTATTTATAGTCTTAATTTTGATGCGGTCTTTAATATCCCGATACATGAATTCTACAGATACTATATGCTGTTTTTGTACAAAAATACAAACATCTTCCATTTCTGCAAAATGTCTCACCATACCATTGAGCATGATAGCGTCACCCAAACCAAGATGATGTAATATAGTAATCATTACTTTATTTATAGCTCTTTTCTTCTATAAGTTCAGAACCTTCATCTATGTTAATAGACTTCTTCAATCTAGAACGTTCATCATTAATTTTATAGACACTCCTCGCCTTTTCTATAAACTCCTCATCAAACTTTCCAAGCTTTTCTAGAGCCCTGAGATCATCTTCTACGTCCCATAATTCGCGGTTAACATCCATAAGTCTTTCCTTTAGAGGTGTAGGAAATTCCAATTTCCCAATCGTTTCCAATTCATGACGTACATTTCTTAATTTATCCTCATCGGTAATCTTTTCATTCTTAATCTCGAGGATCGTAATCTTATCGATGAGTTCTCCCTTTGAAATATTAACAAGCATTTAAAGGAAAATTGTCTCTATCCTTTAAATTGAAGTTTTTAAAACCATCGAAAGATACAACGCAATATATGATTAAATTAAATGACATACACATACATGTATGAAGCCAATAGTGGTAAATGTATATATACTCTTCATGTTCTTGGCCTACGTGATGCGTAGGGCAGGGACATTTTCGATGGAAGAAAAGGTGAAGATGATCGAATTTTTAAGTTACATTGCACTCAACCCAAATAAGGCAATAAACCCAAGCATCGCCAATCTACCATTCTTGAGCTCAGCATCGGGTGTGAATGCTCCAATTTTCTCGGCACTGAAGTTTTCAGCCGTGAACAGAGACGCGAGTGCTAATGTAGTCACAACACCAGAGGCAGCGATGGCGTACATAGGATCCTCAATCTGCTGAATGATATTTTCACCCGTCATCACCCAGTTTAGAGAACCCCATAGAACACCTTGCATAGCCGCTCGACCATTTAGAACCTCAGCGAAACGAGTCTTGGGGTTGTACGGTGTAATAGAAGGTTCCGTAGATGCACGAACCTTAATCGCACTACGAGCAGCGTGCTTAGTATTGAACTTAGTCTGGTAACGCTTGTAGTAAGAAAGTTTGATGGGCGCACAGATGATAGAACTCATAACTGATTTACTTGGGATTTTTCTCCTTAAGTAAGATTTTGTTCAGTATATATAATTGTACTATCAATCCTGATGACGTGTAAAGTGTCGTTGCATTGAATCCATATTTTCTATACTGATATGCGAGCCATAGACAACTTGTCAAAATACCTAAAAGAATCGTATTTTTCATATTTATATCAATGTCATCCACCGACTTTACCTGTCCGTATAATTGAATGAAACCGAGTCCCATCGCGGCACTTGAAATGATATCATTCATTTTATTATATACAAATATAATAAATGGATCTCATATTACAAAAATTCACAGGAAAGATTAACGCACAAAGTCTTCTCAAGACTGTCGAAGAACTCAAGATTGAGTACATCGATGATGGTCTCACAAAGGAAGATATCCCCCCTATCTTGGGTCGTCTCATGATGGAGTCTCAAAAGTTTAAGAAACTCCCAGGTCCACAGAAGAAGAAGTTGGTCATCGGAGTACTGTTCCACCTGATTGAACAAATTGATGAAGGCGACAAGGACTCAGAGTTTGAAATTGTTCTCAAAGCCCTAGTACCCCCAATGATTGATAGTTTCGCTGTGATGCTCAAGGCTAAGAAAATGTGTATCCCTTGTCTCGCTTAAGGTTTTACCTCATAAATAAAATAGAATGCGATTCCCATCGCTAGAGGTTATGATTCGGTATGGAATCTATACAGTGAAAGAACTCGAAAAATTCGCCAAGGGACTTACCCCAAAACGGAAAATCCAAGTCCTAAGTGAATGTACAAGATGTGATTTTGTATACGATGGTCAAATGTGCTTAAACTGTCACCCATGAAATATTGTCAGGTGACCAGTTACATGTCTAAGGGGCCGACCATCATCAGCAATAATCATATGTGTGCAGAGAGGCAGCTTATTAGACGTCTCTATCGAGAGTGTCTTAAAAAGGGGTATAAACCCCATCAATTTACAGAATGGTTACATAGAAAACATGGGGATTTGGTCATTGAACGCAAAACCGTACACGGTGATGCAGTATCATTACCATGTGTCCTATGTAGGAAAGCTATGGAAAGGTTAGATATATGCTGGGAAGCACATGATGGTGTACAATGGATACACAGTAAAAAATCTGAGTATGTACCACCTTCTATACCAACAGCTAAACAGAAAAGGAATCTAGGATTTGGGTGTAATGATTAGACCCAAAGCTGATTCCAAGTTATTGTGACTTCTTTTTAGTGGTTTTACTCGCTTTAGTTTTAGCGCATTGTTATTTGTAGCAGCATTCTTTATTTCATCCATCTTCTTTGTGTTTGAAACAAAGGGTATGACGTTGTCGATTATTGGTACCATCTCTATTTTTTTCGGTAATTCCACATCTATCGTATGGTTTTCTCGGAACGCTTCGATCGTCATATCCCCACCAAACACTTTCAAATTGTATCGATTTGGTGCAAGTTTTACAGATCCTATTTGGTTATACATCTTTTTACGCATCATCACAATATTACCACATATAAGGCCACCTCTACTCAGACCATACTTTTCTATCGCATACGATTTCATACAACTCCAGGAACAGAAATTACCAGCGGTATGGAACTTATTTCGCCTTTCGTCGTGCTTAAAAGGCATACTTAAAGGTGTTGTATCGAATTCGTGACAACACCACCAACACCACATGTTTTGCTTAACTTTTTTTTCTTTAAATACTATAAGATGGCTTTGCTTCTACTATTCGGGATGCTATTTTTTTTGTTATTTATAGCTATTATAATTTTTTTAATAGTATGGAATAAAAATAAGACGAAAAAAAAACGAGATGAACTATCAGAATTGGCAAAGAGTCTGAATGAACATAAAGAGAGTATGTATAATGCCGCTACAGATTTGGGTATAGACCCAGAAGATCTCAAAAATGAACTATTTGGATCTTCGAATTTGGTATGCTATGTGTACCCAACGAATGGTGTATGCGATGCAACTTTTTACAACCTGAAAGATGGCTGCTGTGAACTAAAAAGTAACGCCAGTGAACTGGCTAAAGAAGAGAGAAAGGATATGGCTATCACCATGGCCACTCAAACTTTTTTGACTGTGATCCCTGAACTTATATTGACAGAAATTTTACCAAAATTGTTAAAAAGTGCTAAAGGTTCGGCATTTTTAGCTAGGGTCGGTGGTAAAGGTTCATTATTATTTTCAAAAATCATTGCAAAAAGTGTGGCCAGAGCGTCTATCAAACTCGCTGCTAAAATGGCGGTTAAAGCGGCTGCGATGGCGACAAAACTTCTCATAAAATTGGGCGCTGGTCCAGTGGGATACGCTCTATTGATGTTGGATATTCTTATAGCTATCCAAGATTACGCCGATGTGTATAATTACAATTCCTTTCTAGATAATGAGGGTAATATGGAATTACGTGATAAGTTGGTATATGAGTTTGCTAAAGCATTGGCAATAGAGGGTGAAGAATATCCAATTCTATTCCCATTTTTACATATATTCGAAGAAGAGTCTCTAATTGCGATTACAGAATATCAATCCAAAGTTTTAGATGAAAATATGGGTATTCTAGCGGAAATCCCTGGTGGTATAAAATGGTTAGTAGACTTTGCCGGGAGAATGGTGGATGAAATAGAAGCAATTGAGAATGGTGAAGAAGTACCGGAAATACCAGAATTGAGTCAGGAGGAAGATGAGAAAATACAGGATATGTTTAAGATCTTCTATGAGAGAGTGAGAGAAGAAAAACACCTTGAACTCGATACATTCTTATTCAATACATTACAAACACTCGTACCCACTAATCGTAAAAATGAACTAGTACTTATTCCAAACATGTCTTCGGAAAAATCGATAGGTATAGGTATAAGTGAAGAAGCCGCGGAAAAATGGAACAAAAGTCAACGTGAAGAATGGTTCATGTATTTGGATCCATTTGTACCACCTAACAGACCAAATGAAGAATGGTCTCCGGCTATGTTGGCATCTTATACCGATACATACTTGATCCCTAATAAACTAAACCCCGGAACTTCAAACGCACCTAATATAATTACCCGTGTGTTACCACAAAAGGTATCACTCATGTACCCATTTGGAATATTGACAACCTTTTGTGAAAAGAAACGTACAGCTTTAAATTATCAATCAGCTATAGATCCAACTGATTATGATGTAAAATTAGACCCTGTATCTGGTGTTTGTGACTTTACAGAAAGATATTGCAAAAGGTATGGTCTCGATTTCAAAACGAAAACGTGGAAAGATGGTACACCGTACAACGATTGTAACTTGTCAGGAGATCAGGAAATCGTAGAATTTATCTTTGGTCAAGAAAATGTGCGTCAGGCCAAATTGTGGATGACAGACCCCGATCAAGCGGGTGCAAACATGTCGTTGCAAATATTAACAACATTACAGAGAAGAAATGAAGAACACGGTCCAGCTGTGGCGCTTATACTAACAGGTTTAGACCCAGCGGGTACTTTTGAAGGGTTTGGTCTTAAATTAGATTCGCAATTGAGGGGGAGAGATAAATATTGTGACCCAGAGGATACATGTAAAGAGTTTGAAGTTAAACACGCGGGTGGTAATTTCATGGGTTGGTCTGCCAGGAATGAGGATGGTGAGATTTATTCAAATGGTCAAGGGTTCCAGAATCAGGTTAAACATGGTGAAAAACATTCATTCTTCGTCCCAGAAGATGGTTATTTCAGGGTTAAATGTGATCCAGGGGATAGTATGAACGTTCAATATAAAGATATTGAAGATTCGATGAAATTCAGTTGCAATTTTGGGAAGGTCAAGAAGAATCCAAGTAATAGCGATTTCTGGAGTTCAGCGGGGGACTTTCTTGAAGAGGATGTTGTACCGGTGATTGTGGATGGTCTAGAAGATATCGGCGAAGGACTCGAAGATATTGGCGAAGATATCGGCGAAGGACTCGAAGATATTGGCGAAGATATTGGCGAAGGACTCGAAGATATTGGCGAAGATATTGGCGAAGGACTCGAAGATTACGTAGAAGATGTCAAAGAAGATTGTGGTTCTGGTGGTAATGTGGGTGATTGCCTCGAAAGTTTTTTTTCAGATAGAAGGCTCAAAAAGGATGTGAAAAAGACAAAACTCAAGTCACCCATATCAGGACTTGATGTCTATACATGGAAATGGAATGAAATCGCAATGTCTACATATGGTTTGAAGGGGAGTGACTTTGGATTTATCACAGATGAGATCGAGGATAAGTACGTCTCCCAAGATGTCTATGGATATGAATACATTATGGAAAATACACCAGTATACAAAGCTCTTCTCAAATTAAAATCTAAATATGAAGTAAAGTTGTGATGGCTCCAAAATTTTCCTATGCATTATCTAGCGCTTCGAGAGCTTTCCCCGATAACCAAGTATTTAAAAGTTTTTTTGGCAATGCAACCGTGTTCAGATCGGCCGCAAGGGTAGACGCTGATGGACTTGTACCTATTTTTAAACAACTTGATGGTATTGTAGATGATGACATCATGGTAGCACTTGGTAAAGGACTTGACACAAGGGGTAGGGCATCAATGATAAAAGCACTTGATGACGCTGGGGAAGCGGGACTCAAAGCTAAGATGTTTCCAGACGATGCTCCTGCGAGTGCTGCTTTAAAAAATAAAAAGATAGAGCTTACTATGCCTGGTGGTACCAAAAAATCCGTGAAATACGGATCAACTGAATTTTGGGACGCTATAAAGTTAGGGGCAATGATCGGTGCTGGTTACGGTCTACTCAAATGGATTGATGATAAGTTTGAGGACGCCGAGGAGGAATATAAGAATTGTATGGCCGGGTGCCTCCCACATAACTGGGATGCTTTTGACCAGGGAAGTATCGAGAAAGATGCTCTCTTATACAGTAATGTAGCATCCCTCGAAGAATATCAGATCACACCAGTTCCCAGCCAACCCTATTGTGTGGAACCGAATGATAAATGTGAAGAATATTGCGAGCCAAAATGTAAAGAACTATCTGAAGTGGATCTTCCATTCAAGGATAGTCCACTAAACCCATTTAACCCCGATAGTCCATTAAATCCTTTTAAATGGCTCGAGAGACTTCTACCAGACGGTTTTGACCCCAAATTAGTAAGTGGTGCTTCAAGTGTATCTTCGTTAGCCGTCGTCGCCTTAATAGTAATGTCTATGGTGATGAAGAAATAAATCAAACTTAAAGACTTTTTCATCCTTTATACCAATGACTATTCTGTCGATCGATGTTGGTATAAAGAATTTAGCACTGTGCCTTATCGATGAGGATGCAGGTAACCTCGTGCGGGAATGGGATGTCGATGGTATCCCCCCTCAACATGCAGATGGTGTGTACATATCTTTAAGGGATCACCTAGATGCGAGACCGTGGGTTCTCACAGCTAAGACCATTCTCATCGAGGAACAACCCTCTTTTAATAAGAAAATGGTATCAGTCATGCACTTTTTACATTCCTACTTCATCATTAAATGTCCAAAAGCTGAGACAATCATTTACCACGCCTCGAATAAGATTCCAGACATCGCTGGTCCGGGGAAGGTACAATATAATAAGAGGAAGAAGGCATCCATAGAGAGATGTGAAGCCTTTATCCGCACAGGACCGACGAATGCACATTGGGTAGACACCTTCATAAAGTCTAAGAAAAAGGATGACCTCGCGGACACGGTGATGCAGGCACTTTCCTTCGTAAATAGGACTGAAGTCATATCAAAATCCAGAAAGAAGAAAGTTACAAAATTAGTAGCTCGTCGTCCAAATGAAAATCAAAAGAGAACAAAGTATTCCAAATCAAACTTAGCTTGGATTTATTTGAATAAAGTTGAATGCGAAGTTATTGAAAATAATAAAAGATTTATGAAAGACCTGAAAAGGTATTACAGAGACCTAAGTGAATTGATCAAAGAATTAAAATAAACAATGAGTCTCACTATCCGTATGTGTGCTGTGAAGAGGCCGAACATTGACCAGCTGATCAAGAGCAACAAGCGTCTCAAATCCGCTTTTCACTCAAAGAAACCCCTAAGAAATACCCACCGTGTGGCCCTAGATGAATTGGATACATTCTTGGAACTTGTGGATGAAGCCATCGATGCCATGGATGATGCACAAGAAAAGTTAAATAATCTGTATGATTTCTGTGGAGAAGTTCCGATGGATGATGCTTGTGATTATTAAAGATTAAACCGGTTACATATGTATAATGGAAAAAGTCCTTGATCATGGTTTCGTTCGTCTTGTGGATCACATGCCTCAAAAAGAATTGGACTCATCGATCGTCCAGTCAGCCAGAGTTTCCTATGGTGACGGCACCAAAACCTCTCGTGGAGACCGTGGTCTCATTCGTTACCTCTTACGCCATTGGCACACAACCCCTTTTGAAATGGTCGACTTCAAATTTCACATCAAAATGCCCCTCTACATTGCCCGACAGCACCTTCGACATCGCACCGCAAGTGTGAATGAATTATCCGCTCGGTACTCTGTAGTACCTAAAGAGTACTACGAACCTGATACATACCGTGGTCAGTCCGAAGTGAATCATCAGGGTTCGGAGGGTACTATCAAACTCAATGACAATCTTGACGACAAAGTGTCCCAACAATTGAGTCAATCATTTGATGTGTATGAGGAGCTCTTGGAGAATGGATGTTGCCGAGAACAGGCGCGGGGAACCCTTCCACAATCCACTTATACGGAATTTTACTGGAAAATTAACCTTCATAATCTTCTTCACTATCTTCACCTCCGCATGGATGCCCATGCGCAACAGGAAATTCGAGAGTACGCGACAGCCATATTCAATCTCGTGAAGCCCCTAGTCCCAATGACGATGGAGGCATTCATGGACTTTAGGGTCAATGCCTTACAACTCACGGGGCCAGAGATTGAAGCGATCGCGAATGGTACAGAGATTCAATCACCTGGAGAACGTCGTGAGTTTATGGAAAAGTTGAAACGCTTAAAATTAAATGTCCCTTCATAATAAAAATTTTTATTTTCTGAACTTATATAAATGACTAAAATCGCGAATGCGTTCAAATTCGTTACGGGACCCGCTGAAATGTTAATCAAAACACAACCCATTGTTTTCTCATTAATCATCTTGTATCAGGGTCTTTTTTCGGGTAACGCTATTCAGATCCCAGAGAGACTGAAAGTTCTATTCGACAATAAAGTGTTTCGGTTTATGTCTCTCATGCTCATAGCCTTCAGTGCGACTAAAGATATTGAATACGCTCTCCTCTCGACTGTGATCTTCGTGTCTGTTATATACGCACTCAAAACACCAGAGGAGCGCAAAAAGTCTGGACTTATTTAATATATCTTATAAAAGTAGAATGAAGATTCATATAGTTGGTGCCGGACCCACCGGTATGTCTCTCGCGTGGGAAATATTAAAATCGGGTGATCATGAAGTCACATTGTATGACAGGAAACTATCAGCGGGTGGTTCGTGGTGGGAACCAGAAGGTGAAAACCGAGATCTCCACGCACACCGAATCGTATTCGATCGTGCGTTTGTAAATACACAATCACTCTTCAAAGAAATGGGTATTTCTTGGAATGAAATATTTGAACCCGTCAATAAGAATGTATATTCGTTCTTATTTAAGTCCCTCCAGGTAACAGATTATGGAGCCCTTATGTCCCTCGCGGCACGTGTACTCTCTCAACCCGGAAAATACAAGGGTATCTCCCTAAAAGAGGCAATGGGAAACCTCTCAGATAAAGGTCGGGCATTTGTTGAACATCTTCCGCTCATCATGGATGGTGTAACTTGGGATGTGATGTCAGCCTACGAATTCGTAAAAAGTTTTGATCATGTCGCCATGTCTAAACCCCACACACAGTCAGTCTCGGGTAGAGTGATGTGTGATAAGATGGAACAAGCACTCATAAATGCTGGTGCAAATTTCGTATTTAACACAGAACTCACCGACATAAAATATGAAGAAGATACATTTACAGCTACATTTTCAGGTGGATTGGAACTCACTGAGGATATACTATTCTTATGTCTCGATAACAGTCCCGCTCTCAAGGTACTTGGAAACAATTGGGGATCGGATGCAGACAAAAAAGTGAGGGAGAGTACCTATGGTGCTATCAATATTCTTCTAGATTATGATGATTTTATGAATCTTTCAGATGATCTTGAAATTGCGGCTAACACTGAGTGGAACCTTCAACCAGTGGTTCTCGCGGATGGTAAGACTGTTTCATGTGTCATATGCGATCTAACTGAAGAAATCCTTAAGACTGATCCGGACACTCTCAAGGCAGAGGTCCTCAAACAACTTCAAATCCCCGAACCCACGATGATTCGTATTGGGTGGGGTGCCGAATGGAAAGGGGACAAATGGGAGTTCAGTCAGTCGTCGGGTGTACTCAGTTTACATGGACAACTTCCATTCTTTGGGAAGTGTTCAAAGGTTGCGATGTGTGGTATGATGTCTCCCAGAAATACACCATATTCGAGTATTGAGGCAGCTGTTGAAGTGTCGAGAGCCTTAAGTCATGAACAATTCGGTACGAGAGAACCTCTCCAACCCCTGGTCATTTCACAAGTCATAACATTTATCACCATGTTACTTATAGTTTTAATTCTCGTGTACCGTAACAGGAACCAATGAAGTTCGTAGCCAATGTACACGAACCCATGTACGAATTTAATAACAAAAAGTATATACGTTTTGTTATTCCACAAAAGTGTTCAGACATTATTGAACGCATGCACATTTCGAAGAATCATCTTATCGCCAATGAAAATACAGATGACCCACTCGATGGTCGTGTTCTCACAGTAAAAGTTCCATTCCGGTATAGGAGAGTGATGTGTGAAGTCCGAGGACGTCCCGTGCAGTCTCTTATAAAGGGTGATGAAATTGAAGTTATCATAGACTTCAAGGGTGTGTGGAATGTTGGTAATTATTCGGGCTTCTCTTGGATACTCTCAAGCTCTTCCTCTGAAGTGGCTTGATTAGGGTCATTAGGAAGGTCAATTGTCTTGAGACCACCCTTATTGAATCCTTCAAAAGTCTGGAGCATACCCTGAAGTCTAAACACTTCTTGGGTCATCTGTTCGATATTCATACGAATCTTCTTAATGTTCTCTTCAACGTCGACGATAGGCATCTTATACTCATTTAAAGTTTCACGTCTTTAAATAAGTATGCTTACTCGAACCGGATACTTGGTAAATGAGGGTCCAATTCAGGAAATTAAAAAAGAACTTACGGTAAGACCTATAGTCAATGGGGATTATGGATTCCCTCCACCACCTTTCAAAGTTTTCAGAGCAGCTAAGAATGGAGTGTGCGTTCCAAGATTCTACGGAACTGCTAAACTTGGGGAACCCAAAGAGGACAAGAGACCTGAACCCACTCGTATTAAAACCAAATTCGTTGGACAGCTCAGAGATGCAACACACCAGAACGAAGCACTCACAGCAGCAATTAAAGCGGGGCATGGCGTACTTTCTTTACCGTGTGGGTACGGCAAGACGACTGTATCCTTGGCCATAGCGTGTAAGCTCGGATACAGAACGATGATTGTCGTCCATAAACAGTTTCTGGCGGATCAGTGGCGGGAACGTATTCAGCAGTTTTGTCCCGGTGCTACGATTGGTGTTGTTCAACAGAATAAGAAGGAAGTTGAATGTGATTTTGTCATCGCGATGCTTCAGTCGCTTTCCCTCAAAGAGTACTCATTCTCAGATTTTGATACGATTGGCACACTTATCGTGGATGAGGCACATCATATTTGTGCTAAAGTGTTCAGTCAAAGTCTCTTCAGAATGTGCCCCAAACATATATTTGGACTTTCAGCAACCCCAGAAAGGAAAGATGGACTTACCAAGGTACTTCATTGGTTTATGGGCCCCACATTCTTTGCGGTTGAGCGAAAGAATCAGGAACAGGTGGAGGTTTTTCAGATTACGTTTGATTCCCCAAATTATAGAAACCCCCCACCATCTATGCGAAATGGTAAGATCTCTATGCCTAATATGATTACTCAAATTGTTGAGGACAGATCAAGAAATAAGATGTTGGTGGAACTCGTCAAGAAAGCTTCGTCTGGTACGAGACAGTTACTGGTTCTCAGTGACCGTCGACAACATTGTGAGTTTCTTCATCAGTGCTTCCCAAAGACATCCGGTTTGTACATGGGTGGTATGAAAGAGGCTGCCCTCCAGGAATCATCTAAGAAGAAAATCATTTTCGCGACGTTCAGTCAGGCTCACGAGGGTCTGGATATTCCGACACTGGATACGGTCATTCTAGCGAGTCCGAAATCGGACATCACACAAAGTATTGGAAGAATCATGAGAGAAACAAAAGGTAAGAAGAATGAGCCCCACATCTACGATGTACATGATCCATGGTCGATCTTTACTGCGATGTACTACAAACGAATGAAAGTGTACCGTCAAGGTGGTTTCAGGATTAAAGGAAAAATGGTGGAAGAGAAGAAGAGTGACTTCCCTCAGGGAAAGTGTCTGTTTTTATAATCTGATCTTCTATTAAATGTCTGGTGCATTAATACAACTCGTTTCGAAAGGTATTCAAGACATATACCTGACAAGTGATGAAGGACAATCCTTCTTCCGAATGAAATTTATCCGTCACACAAACTTTTCTCAGTCACCCAAACTCATCAAAACGATATACGATGAAGATGAAACAATAACTATACCCATTCTCGGTGATATCATAAATGCGGTATGGTTTCAGGGTTCCAATAAGATGATGAATATGTTTATCAATTCGACAATTGATTTATACGTCGGGGGTCAAAAGGTGGACTCACAGCATTTTGATTATTATTCTGATATATGGCCAAATTACTTAGCTGATACATATACTAAATCGAAAGAGTTGAATACGAAAATGAGCTCTGTAAATCCCGGATTTTTACCACTTCAGTTTTTTTTCTGTAATCATAAAGCATTTTTACCCCTTGTCGCGCTTCAGAGTCACCAGGTTGAAATAAAAATTAATTTTGATCAGACAAGATTTCCAATACTTGAACTTACAGAGGATGAAAAGAAGATTGAGGTGTACGGAAACTATGTATTCCTCGATAAAGAAGAAAGGGAAAGTATCGTGAAACGTCAATTGGATTTGGTTATCACACAGGTTCAACGTATAGAGTACCCACTCAATACAAGTGATGGTTACAACTCTGTTGATATAAGTTCCTTTAATCACCCAGTGAAATCTTTATTCTTTGGATTTGAATCGAAAACAGATGTGTATAGTACCGATTTTTTTACATTTTCTGGTTTAGATCTACATTTAAATGGTACATCTTTACTTGAGAATATGAAACCAATGTATTTTCACACAATTCAGAATTATTATAAATCGGAATACGGTACGTCTGAATTCGACAATACAAGAAATATACCAGTCTACACGAGGTACTACGCGTATCACTTTTGTATGAATGCGTCACAATTTCACCCATCAGGTTCCTGTAATTTTAGTCGCCTTGATAACGCAAAACTCATGATACGTGGCGCATCAGTTGATGCGTCCAGATCTGGTGACCCAATACATATATACGCTGTTAACTACAATGTGTTACGTATAAAGGATGGATTAGCGGGAATATTATTCGGGAATTAAATTTACCACAGGGGTTTAGACCCCATGGTAGACTTAATGTATACATTTACGCCCTGATGGAATCAGAGACGGCGAGTATCATCACGCCGGCAATGAAAGCCATGATGACGTAATTTAATTCAGTCTCTTCGAGACCAATCCGAGGCTTGACATCTCTCACGATGGGTACCTCCTCCCTCTTTGGTCTGGACGGTGGGTCCAGATCCTCGAGCGGACAATACGCTATCATTTATATACTAATTAGAGATTAATTTCTGTCTTCTTCTTTCGCCTGGTACGCTTGGGCTTACTTGCATCGAGGTTCACTTCCTTGACTTCACCACCAGTGGAATCACCTGAGATAGACATGATATCAGAAAGATCATCGTCAGCTATAGTCTCGTTCATCATCGTATTCATTGGTGGTGGGGGTGGCATCATGATACCACCCATGAGGCTCGAAATATCTACCCCGGGTCCCTGCATCTCATACTGACCACCGATGGGTGCATCGGTTGCTGGACCCCCAGGGGCCCTGGTTGTATTCTGTACCGCCGCCATCATATTTTTGACGAGGTCGGGATTCTGCTTCATCACGTCATTCATGTTGGGCATCACAGACTTGAACATACTGTTCGTCAGGTGAAACATCATTGCAGAACCACCCAACATCATGATTAACTTGACCTCGGGAGCCACATTGACCTTGGAGCGGTACTTCACATAGAGTTCCTCGAAGACCCCGTCATAATCATCAACATTCTCCATGACAGACTCAGACCAACCCTCCAATTGGACCTCAAATGGATTGTATCGCTTATTCAAAAACTCTAGACCGGTCACACACGCCACGAGCATTCTCCGAGAGAAACGAACTGACTGTTCCACATCGATACTGTAGGTGATTCGCTTCACCTCGGATCGAAGTTCATCAACATTTGAATACGCGTTGAGTCTCTTGTTCACTGCAAACCCTTTCTTCTCTAGACGTCCAAGTTTATTTATGAGGTCCGCCTTCTCCTCGTCGATTGAGGTGTATCCCTTAGAAGGCTGTTCTTCCTGGGAACCTGGTCCCACCGATTCATCATCATAAAACGTGGGCTCATCCTCACCATAATCAATTTCTTCGTCTGGTTGGGGCTGAGTGGGTGCGGATTGTTTGTTGGGATTCACGAAAGCATCCATCGCTTCTTGGTGTTGCTGGGGTGCCGACTGACGCATGGGCCGACCTGGTCGGGGAACTGGTTTAGGGCGTGGTACCGAAATATAGATTTCATCCATGAGAGCCTGTTCATCAGCGTCTAATTTCATTACATTTGTGGTTCCTCTGTCGAGTACGATTTCTTCGTCCATCTACTCTCTATATGGAAACTAAAAAAATACCTTTAACGCACTTTAAAAAAATCTACACCTATAATAAATGTTCAACCTTAACAAGGTCAATCGTAACGCTCTCCTATCAATCGGTACGCTCATGTTAATTATTTTTATCATGTCAGCAGTCCGAGATACCAGTATGTACCAGCCCAGACCTATCAAGATCAATATAGTGACTGAAAAACCTATATCCGAACTTGAAAATAAGATTGAATGTACTCCCGGTCGCAAGGGAGGTAGCGCGTACAGCAAGGGTCTCACCCCTGGTGGACTATGTGGTGCACAAAAACGCGTGGCTGATTTTGCTGCGTATGAAATCCTGGATGGAATTGGTGGATCTTTAATCTAAGTTAATATAAATGGCACTCGTAACTTATCCGTCTGAGACTATTCCAGATCTCAATTATGAGTATCACACGGTAACTATTGATTCAATTGGACAGGCCAGTGCAAATACATTCACATGTCATCTCCAAAACCCACTAAAAAATGTTGTTCAGGCTAGACTATTAGCCACTAATATTAATACGACAGTTGATACGAAACACTGTTATATTTCCATTAGTGAACTTGATACAATTTTCAGTGATAGAGCTTCAAATGTATATGAAGGTCAAAGTTCGATGAGTATGCTGAGAAATTCGTTTGCGAGTATCATAGGTGAAGGTACTACATCGTTCAATTTTAAAGACAATTACCCCATTGTGGCACAATATGTAAATCCTATCCGTAGTATTGATCGATTTACTATAAATATTAGAAACCAAAATGGTGTACCTATTACACCATCTAGCCCCGTGAAAAATAATTTTTTAATTCTTCGTTTCGTGTGTAGAAAACCCAATTTGTAATTTTCTTCCCTTAGAGTAGTATACCATGTCTGCTGGTATTGTTCAATTGATCGCTATCGGTGCCCAGGATGAATATATCATGGGTGATCCCGAAATATCTTTCTTTAGTTCAACATTCAAACGACATGCTAATTTTTCACAGTCCATTGAAAAACAAACCATCCATGGAGCAGTGAAAAACAATTCGATGTCCAGCATTCAATTTGAACGTTCTGGAGATCTTCTCAGTTATGTGTATTTTACATTAGACGACACCACCCAAGCCCTCGATATCCAGCGCTGGGACACTATTATTGACCACGTGGAACTCTATATCGGTGGCTCCCTCGTAGACACACAAGATGCTATTTTTACGGAGAAAATCGCCATCGATACATTCGCTCAAAATGTTTCTAAAAGTTCGAATGGTACACACCCAGGTGTGAGTGCTCGCTCTTATTTTTATCCACTCAGATTCTTCTTTTGTGAAGGACCGCAGTGCGCACTTCCACTCGTCGCCCTAAACTACCACAATGTCGAAATTCGTATTCATTGGGCAACGGCGGCATCCGACTACAATGTAGAGTGTTTCGCAAATTACTTCTATCTCGATAACGAAGAACGTGGAAACATCGCCTCAAAAAAACATGATCTTCTCATCACACAAGTTCAGAAAAATATCGCTTCGGGAAGTCTTATTCAAGATCTCACGTTTAATCATCCCGTGAAGTATATCGCATCCTCAGATACGACGACAGATGGGGCACTCACTTCCCCCACAAATAAGGTAAAAATGAATATTAATGGCCTCGATGTTGGTAATTACAGGTGGGGTAAACCCCACTATATCGATGTAACTAATTATTATCACACAAACTTTGTGACGTCACCAGATTTCTTCCTGTATTGTTTCTGTCTCTCGACAAGTTCTCTCCAACCTACAGGTACCCTAAACTTCAGTCGCCTCACATCAGCCAAAATCATGAGTGAGACTATGCCTATCAATGACCCGATCTACGCAGTCAACTATAATATTCTCCGTATCGAAAATGGTATGGCCGGTCTCCTCTATGCAAATTAAAATGCCTCATTATATTAAATGGTCAAGAACACACCGACGATCGAACGTTCGACCAAAATTAGGTTTGGTAAAAACTGTACCGAAGACCAGGGTGAAAATACGATCGTATTCAATGCCAGTAATGTCCAGATTGATGCGACACAACCTGGAGCGGTGTACATGACGCCCATCAGAAAACGAGAGAGTAGTGATTATCTAAACTACAAGATGTTGATTTACAATACGGAAACGAAAGAGATTGTTGATTCTACCGTCCCCGCCGAATACATTCTCCTACTCGATCTAGAAAGAGCTGTCATCAATGGTAGTGTCACCTCGAATACCGTCTCATTCAATCACCCGGAAACATCCGTCACGACCCTCTCCAATGTGGGTGTTGCGAATGGTGCACCTATACACACCCTCGATGTGGGAACAAAGTTTTATGTCGATGAAGAGGGTGCAAACGTTCTCACTGTTTTGGGAGACACATACATACAAGATGATGTCATCATCGGTGGGAATCTCGATGTGAGAGGTACCATCACATCCATCAACACCGAAAATACAACTATCAAGGATGCCATCATCGAGATTGGAAAGGGAAACACCACCTCCGATATGGGTTTAATCATGGATCGTACCGGAACAAATGTCACCATGGGGTATCGCGAAAGTGTCGACGAGTTTGTCATCGCACACACTACGAGTAGTGCGACGAGCTCCACCATCACACCATCCTCGGAACTCATTGATGCTCGTGTACATGGTCGCCTACATGTGAATTCAAATTTAACCGTAGACACAGATACACTCCATGTGGATGCCATCAGGGATCGTGTCGGTATCAATACATTGAATCCCCAAACAGATCTAGATGTTGTGGGGAATGCACAAGTACACTCAGACTTTATCGTCGACACAGATACACTCTTTGTCGACGCGTCTACGGATCGGGTCGGTATTAATACATTGACCCCATCCACAGATTTTCATGTTCAGGGTGAAGCGTACGTATCGGGTAATGTCACCGTAGATACAGACACATTCCACGTAGACACTGTGAATGACCGTGTGGGTATCAATACGTTAACACCATCCACTGATTTCCACGTTGAAGGTGACACATATGTTTCTGGAAATGTTGATGTCCAAACAAATCTGAATGTTCTCACAGATGCTGTCGTCGCGGGGAATGCGTACATGTTATCGAACGTCGTGGTCACTGGGAACACCGATGTACAATCAGAGCTCAACGTCACTGGGAACGCCTTCGTCTCCTCGAACTTGAACGCTCAGTCCGAACTCAATGTCACCGGGAACGCCTTCGTCTCCTCGAACTTGAACGCTCAGTCCGAGCTCAATGTCTCCGGGAATGCCTTCGTCTCCTCGAACCTAAACGCAGAGTCCGAGCTCAATGTCACCGGGAATGCCTTCGTCTCCTCGAACTTGAACGCTCAGTCAGAACTCAACGTCACCGGAAATGCCTATATATTATCGGACGCAGTCATCACCGGTAATGCCGATGTTCAAACAGATCTTAACGTGACTGGAAATGCCTATGTCTCTTCAAATGTAGTGGTCACCGGTAATGTCGATGTTCAAACAAATCTTAACGTCGCGACGGATGCCATCGTCACCGGTAATGTTGATGTCCAATCAGAACTTAATGTGACCGGGAATGCTTATATATCTTCGAATGCTATAGTGACTGGAAATGTTGATGTTCAATCGGAACTTAATGTCGTTGGGAATGCCTATGTCTCCTCAAATGTTATCGTCACCGGTAATGTCGATGTTCAAACAAATCTTAACGTCGCGACGGATGCCATAGTCACCGGTAATGTTGATGTCCAATCAGAACTTAATGTGACCGGGAATGCTTATATATCTTCGAATGCTATAGTGACTGGAAATGTTGATGTTCAATCTGAACTTAATGTCGTTGGGAATGCCTATGTATTATCGGATGCGGTCGTCACTGGTAATGTCGATGTTCAAACAGATCTCAATGTCACGGGGAATGCCTATGTATCTTCAAATGTTATCGTCACTGGGAATGTTGATGTCCAAACAAATCTCAATGTCGCGACGGATGCCATCGTGACTGGAAATGTGGATGTTCAATCAGAACTCAATGTCACTGGAAATGCTTATATATCCTCGAATGCTATAGTCACTGGTAATGTAGATGTTCAATCAGAACTTAATGTCACCGGAAATGCCTATATATCATCGAATGTTATAGTCACCGGTAATGTAGATGTACAAACAGATCTTAATGTTATCGGTAACGCTTACGTATCCTCGAATGCTATAGTCACTGGTAATGTTGATGTTCAATCCGAACTCAACGTCACGGGAAATGCCTATGTATCCTCAAATGTTATCGTCACTGGTAATGTTGATGTTCAAACAAACCTGAACGTCGCGACTGACGCTATAGTTACTGGAAACGTTGATGTACAAACAGATCTTAATGTTATCGGTAACGCTTATATATCCTCGAATGCTATAGTCACTGGTAATGTAGATGTTCAAACAGATCTGAATGTTGTGGGTGACGCGTATGTAGCAACCTATTATGGTGATGGTGGGCTTCTTTCAAATGTCAATCTCCAAGTCGTTTCCGATCATGGGAACAGTACTTTCAATACAATTCAGTTTACAAACGCGACAACGGGTATGGTGACCACCTCAAACCTTGAAGTGGGTTCGAACATCTCAGTAGCTGGTTTATCTATAAACAAAATGCCAATTGTAGGAGCTGGTAACTTTCTCGAAGACTCTTCTATATCGAAAGTAGATGGAAAAGTAATTATTTCGTCGGATGTGGAAATTCTAGGAAATATTCTCGTCGATGGGAGCTCCTATACGATCGAATCAAATTCACTTGTAATTAATGATCGTATTATTGGAATCGCTAATAATAACGTATCTCACCAACTCGATGTTGGTATCGTCATACAACACCCCGGTAAGAATATAGCACTGGTCCATCACGGAGAAGCCGTCGAAGGTGATCCACATGATCATACTTTTACGATTGGGTACACACAAAATACCGTTACCGACAATCATATTTTCAATGATTCCAACCTGATAACTGTGGAAATTTTGGGTAATCTCATCACACAAAATAATTTAATTGTAAGTGAAACATTGGATGTCAGTGGTACCGTGACCTTCGCAGATGATCTAGTAGTTGGTGCAGCCTCGAATCTTTTCGTAGATGTGAGTACTTCACGGGTAGGTATTAACGAAGCAACCCCTGATGCGTCTCTCGATGTGGGGGGTGACGTGAACATTCAAAGTGACGTGAATGCTACATCCAAAACTTCCGCAGCACTAGTGGTCGCGGGTGGTGTGGGTGTTGGGGGAGATGTATATGCATCCAATGTCGTTCTTAGTGGTGATTTCACTGTGGATACAGATACTTTGATTGTCAATTCGACGACTGATCGGGTAGGCATCAATAAGGCTGTCCCCACGGTCGCCCTTGATGTGGACGGTGACGTGGTCATCAGTAATGACTTTACAGTGGATACGAACACACTTCACGTTGATTCTGGGACTGATAGTGTGGGTATTAATACAGCAACCCCATCTGCGAACCTCCACGTAGTCGGTAATGTACATGTTCAAAATGCTACCGAAGCGTTTTCAACTACATCGGGGGCTATGACTATTACGGGTGGTCTTGGAGTCACCGCGAACGTCCACGCCACACAGTTCCATGGTGACGGTTCTAAATTGACCGGTCTGGTCACGACTCTCGAGGATGTTGCCAATAACGGAAACACGATGTCCAACACGATCATCTTCGAAAATGAGACGACCTCGCTGGTCACGGAGGGGAGTGTAGGTATCGCCAATACAGCACCCATTCATGACTTGGATGTGGGTTCGAACCTATACGTTGACGATGCTGGGTCCAATGTATTATACGTGACCGGAAATGTCTATGCGACCCGTTTCATAGGTGATGGAGCTTTCTTGGAAAATATCGCCTCGAATCTCCACGAGATTACAAATAATGGTAATGTCACAACAAATACCGTTCATTTCGAAGGTGCTACATCAATTGTCACTACAGGGAAGATCGGTATCGCGAACGCAGCACCCGACCACGAGTTAAGTGTCACCGGTAATGTATACGTATCTTCGGAAGTGAGAGTAGCTGGTGGACTCATCACCAACCTCGGTGGTCTCACGAAGAAAACGTACGGCTACTCGAGTGGTACCATCACGGCTTCAACCACACCAGAAATAAATGTGGTTTTCGATTCGGAACTCTTCTCGGCAAAGATTACCGCCCACCTCGTGGAACCCACGAGTAATATAAGTGTTCTCAATCTCGATGTTACCGGTGGAACTGGTCGGAACATCGGAAAAGGGATGTTGAGTATCGTAGGCGACCAGAACTCGAAGCACTGGGACACAGTCATTGCGACAACTGATACAACAGTCACATTGACACCATCAGTAGGTCTTTTGAGTGACGGAACATATGGAATCTTTGTAGAGTACACATCACCCCTCGGTGGAGGTGGTGTCACAAGTATAGACAAAGATAACACGAACGAAATCACGTTCGACTATTAATTTTATTTTATCATCTTCCTATAAGGTAGCATGTCTTCCAAGAACTTTTACGGGTTGACAGGAGACGTTACCATCGACGGAGGTATTTTGAATGTTGGAAACGCACAATTGTATGCGAATACCGATACGAGTAACGTCGGTATAGGTACCACGAATCCAGAGTTCACGCTCGATGTTCATGGTGACGCGAATGTCGGAGTTTTACACTCGACGTTCTTATATGGTGATGGGAGTAACATTGAAAATATCGTCAGCAGCCAATGGGAAGGGTCACCAGGGGACCCTATTTATTACATGAGCAATATAGGTATTGCGAACACGACACCAGTCACGGCAACTTTACAGATTGGTTCGAATGTAATCGTCGATGATGTCGGGACGAATGTCATCGATGTTGTGGGGAACGTGAACGCATCGTATTTCATCGGTAACGGCAGTCAACTCACGGGTATTGCTGCGACCCTAGATGATATCGTTGACCAGGGAAATTCAGTTTCCAATACAATTATTTTAGAATCTGGAATAGACCCTGTATCGAACATCGGCCTCGTCACGAAAGAGGGTGTGTGTATCAGTATCTCGAACACAAATCCTACGGGAGAGTTCCAGTTTGGTGTGGGGTCGAACCTACTGGTGAACGTCTATAGCTCCAATGTATTGACGGTGGATGGGAACGTCTTCGCTCAGAAAATGACTTTGGGGACGGTAACGGTTTCACCAGCCTACAACCTCCAACAGGTCACGACGACGGGGGCGTCATCCAATCAAACACTCGTACTCTCGAACACGACGACGGGTCTCACGACAACGTCTAATGTTGGTATCGCGAATACAGCACCTGTACACACACTCGATGTGGGTTCTAATCTATATGTCGAGGATACTGGTTCTAATGTTCTCACAGTCATCGGTAATGTCAGTGTTTCCGGGGACCTCAACGTGGGTTCTAATCTATATGTCGAGGATACTGGTTCTAATGTTCTATCGGTCACCGGTAATGTCTACGTTTCAGAACGTCTCGATGTGGGTTCCAACTTACATATCGAAAACCTCCGAACGGCGGAATTCGCCGCGAACCTTGTGACCTACGATTCAACCACTGGTGAACTCATGGACTCTGCGGGTCTCTTCTCCAACAAGTTGGTCGTCGTCTCGGAACAACCACCTAGTGCGTTGACTGGTGCGTCCACCGTAGTGACAAACAGTGGGACGTACATCATCGAGGCTTCGAGTGGGACAGTAACGAATCTCTTCGATAAGGATATCTCAACTATATGGCAGACAACTCCTACTAATTATAGTACCACCGATAACGGTACATTAGGTGACTATACCGGTTCCGCCTCTCTCGCGGAGTATTCAGGTGAATGGGCGAAGATTACCATGCCCTACAAGAATATTCTTCGTCATATGGTAATTGAATCCACGAACCAATCGACCGAAGATATCCATCTCGTGGGTCTCAATGCGGATGGGATCACGTGGACCACCTTGAAGAGTGTCACGGGTCTTACCGGTGAGAAACACACGATCCTCGTGAATTCCGCGACCCATCATAAAACCTACGGTCTCATAATCAATAAAACAAACTCATCCATTGGTCGGAGTACTGTAGAGATCGGGGACCTCCGTCTCTTCACGGAATCCTTTTCGATCGATGGGGGGAACACCACCATCACCCAATTACGTCTCGGGTCGACTCTCGAGGTCACGGGGAACGTCGAGGTGGGGACCGCGAACCTGTTTGTGGACACGGTGACGGGCAACGTCGGCATCGGGAAGACCAAC